TTTTCAATCAATCTTTCCATCTGTTCTTTGGTAATTCCACCACCATTACCACCTTCTCCTGCTTTCTTTGCTGCCTGGACACCAAAAGTAGCTAAAACCCCAGTGAAGACGCTGGCGATGAAAGTCGGATCTAGTTTTTGTTCAGGAATACCAAGGGCTGGTGGTAACTTGATGTAAGCCAGCGTGAGTATTCCGCCGCTCCAAACAAGGATACCAAGCCTAACAAAAGTAGAAAGGATAGCAAGCTGTTCTTCTTTGTCATCTGCTGCCTCCTTTAGTTTTCCTAAAATACCTTTTTTCTTAGGTTCATCTTTTTTGACTTCTTCTGGCATTGAAAAGAGGCATGGCTCTTTTATTTATGGTTTTAGTATGTCAACAGTGACATTAGATTTTTCTATTTGATTAAATTTTTGACAGAGAGCATCACTTGATTGATGTTCCCATTTGTGATACGTATCTTTTAATTGTTGAGTATAATCAGAACCATCGTGCTCTTTCATTTCGTTGGCAACAATGGTTCTAATTAATACGTCTCTTGTTAGAGTAGACATGTTTTAAATTCTTTATCCAACAAAGAGTTCACCATTATAACACAAGAGGTTTCACAGAACTCTTCTCGGCTGGTTTCCTGTTCAGGATGTTATTATTTAGTAATGTAACCTTCTTTGACTAGATATTCACGGGTCAAAGGAGTAGGTTCATAAACCTCCCACATATTACCATTGGCACATGCCGCAAGTGCATCAGAGGTCATTCCTTCTGTCTTACCTGCCCATGTTGCTTCCTTTTCCCATGGCCACGAATCTTCGGGATATGCACTTTCTACCATATCACTCCAGAGCATAGGAACTTCATCTTCCGGTTTGATAATAGCAATCAAACTATTATCAATCGTTCCTGCCATACAATCCTGTGCCGCGTGCCATCCTTCATGACGCATCACACTCATCAATACACTCGGACGACCCATGAATGCTTTATTAAGGAAGAAGTTATTACCTACAGTATGATAAACTCCCCTATGAGATACAGGAAAATATTTTTGATCTGCTAAAAATACCTTAACCCCAATCATATTAAGGGAACTAAGCATACTGTTAAATTCAGTAGCAACAGAATAAAAAGAATCAGTATTAGAATACTGACTAGACACATCTAGAATACTAGTGATTTCCTCAACTTCATCTATACACTCTTGTAAAAGCATACATCCCATAGAATGCATGGTGAAGTACTCACTATCTTTAAGTGGATCTGCAAAAACGGGAGTAGTTAATGCTGCAGCTGCCAGTAAACTTGCAATAATTTTTTTCATTTGTAATATGCTTCAAAGTATTTAATAATGCCATTAGTATTTACATTACCTTGAGATACCCAATCATGAGCACATTCGTACATGGATTGATTACTATATTCAGGTAATGAGTCTTTTAGTTGACCACCATATTTAGTGAGAAGAACTTTAAGTGCAGACTCACGGAGATTCAACTTCTGCTCACTATAACGCCAATCATCAATCATCTAAATTGCATCCAACCAGTTCCTGATTGCCAACCTTCCTGAAAATTCTCAGAACCACTTCCAAATTGTGGAGTGGGATCAAGTTGCGTCGTAGTTTTTCCATGAGAAGTAGCAATATTATATATTACCTCATGAATATCTTTTGGTTCTACCGTATCATCTTCAGGTAACAATTGACCATCAGATACTGCATGTTCATATGCTTCCTTTAGAGTCATCTGAGAATCAGATAAAACTGCCGGACCAAACCAAGAATCATCTTCCAGATACTTTGGGGCAAGAACACCTACGAAAGAACCATAACCTTGAGCAAAATATCCTGATCCACATTCAAATAATGGTGCTTCTAAATCATCAATCAAACATTCTACTTTTAGTTTTTCTTTCATGCTAATACCATTTTCTTAGTATAGTCATATGCATAAAGTTCTCTATTACCTTTAATACCCCATCCTAACCAAACATATGCGGGTCTCATGTAATAAGACACTGTTTGTCCACCACCTTCAAATTGTGGAAGAACACGTTGAAAAATAGGTTCATTAATCATCCAACGAACTTGACCATCAAGAGAAGATGGGTTACATGCAAACTTAGCACAAAACTGCCCAAGACCTCTATAACGTCCAATAGAAGTCCACTGAATTAAACCAAATCCACCAGCCTTACAATTGGTATAAGAGACACGAGCACCACCTTCACAGATGTTGGGAATGAACTTACTCTCTTGCTGAATATTTCCCATGATTGTAGCAAGAGCATTACGATCATAGATTTTTGTGTGCTCCTGCAGTGCTGCTAGGACAACTTTTTCGTTAGGAGTACAATCAGGACACTTCCAAGTTTGCTGCTCTACAGCAATAATTTCTTCTAAAGGTTCTGATTGTACTTTAATTTGTTCAGGTATTGGTTCAGAAGGAATTGCATATACACTTGCAAGAACTCCAATTCCAAAAAGTGATTTAATCATTGTCTCCAAGATATTCGAGTGAGTAGATTTCATGATCCTCGTTATTAGGGTCTAACCATTCGGCAAACTCTGACCGGATCGCATGAGCATCTTCTACAGATTTTAGTACATCATCTGTCTTCATGTCACAGAGGATGTGCAGTCTGTCAACTGCCCAGTCGTGAGTCACCTGCAGGGTTTTTTCCAAAGTTTCCATAATCTTTCCGCATGTAACGGCCGAGAATGTTGCTATTATAGTATGCCGGTGCTCCGTTGTCAAGTGCCTCTGATAGCACATTATTTAGAAACAACTGCTTCGTCTCCTCAAAGTTACAATCTCCTTTCCTCTCATGGAGACTTAGTATTACTCTACTGAAGATCTCTTTGTTATACTTTTTTATATCTTCCTTCAACTCAGGACAAGAACCATAATACTTCTTCCAATCAGATTCTTGTTTTACTTTTCTCTTTTTTCCTGGTGGGGTTCTGAATGACCAAAAGTATTTCCTTCCAAGGTATTTTCTACCGGTGGTCTTATTGGTAATACAGTAAACAAAACCAAAGTAGTTCCCAATAGCATCAGACTCAAAAGGTTCATTATTGTATATCCAAGAATTCTCATAACTCATTGTATAGAACTCAATGAGCTATTATTTATCTTTAACGGGGACAAACCTAGTCTACATAAAAAAAGAGGACCTGTCAAGTCCTCTCTAAAGTATTATGTAAGTTTTATATTACTTACTCGTTTTTAGCACCAGACTTATGACGGACGGTTCCTTTCTCGTCAGTATAAGTTTCTCTCTCCTTATTAGGAGTTACATAACCAACACCAGGAACTACACCAGTCTTACCAGCAGCTCTCGCAGCATTTCTGTCTGCTGCTCTTTGTGCTGCTCTCTTACGATTGCGATCATAAGAACTCATTGCTTCATCAACATTCTCTGACTCTACAAGTGCTTCAATCTCTTTCACAGTAAAGAGACCGGTTGCTTCGAGTTCTTCTTGACGAAGCGACTTACGACGACGCTTCTCTGCTTGCTTAGGACTTACGGTAGCACCTTTACCTCTGTTTGCGTCTTTATCCCAGTTGGTAGGTGGCTCATATCCAGAAATTTTCATTCTACTACGGACACCAGCGTCACTCTTACCCATTTCATCAATCTGCTCAAGTTCTTCATTTTGATTATCACAAACTTGACTATAAAGTTCTTTGATTGTTGCTAACTCTTTGTTGTAATTCATGTCTTCTTTCCTTGCTCTATCTGTAAGAGAATCGGCACCTGCCTTGACTGCACCAGCAGCAGCAGAAACACCCTTGCTAATGCCTCTAACGACCTTCTTAAGTCCTCTTTTCAGAAGACCATCCTTTCTCTTTCTAGGTGCCGCAGAAGACTCTCCACCACCACTGGAAGAACTAGAAGATGGTCCAGTGCCTGATGATGAAGAACTACCACTATCAGAAGAACTAGAAGAACTTCCACTATCAGAAGAACTAGAAGAACTTCCACCAGATCCTTGCTTACCTCTTTCATATCCTTTCTTAGCAGCACTCTTGACTGCACTACCTGCTCTTTGTGCGGTTCCTACTGCTCTTGCGGCAAGACCTATACCACCTTGTGCTGCCTTACCTACTTTCTTGACTGCACCTTTGATTCTTGAGAGTGCCGATGCTTTCTTTTCGGGAGAAGCACTTCCAACTTTTTGCTTAGATACTTTGAGTTTTGCTCTGGCCATTGCACCAGCATCTCTGTCCCCACCTGAACTTTCTTTAGGTTTAGATGCCGCAGACTTCATTGCTTTTCCAGTAGCAAGTCTATCTTTTGACTGATCTCTTCTACGTTGTATTTCGTTAGGATCAACTTTCTCAGTAAGAACTTCTAACTCAGTATCAACCGACTCACAAATCGTTTGCTCTACAATATCAATATCTAATCCTTCTTCCAAGCACTCTTCAAAGAATTCTGTTACTTGCTCTTCAATATATTCATCCGTAAGATCATCAAGATCTTCATCAGTAAATTCATCTAAAATACTTTCTGCAATATCAGGAGCATAAACATCCTGATATAAACTTCGAATTAGTCCATAATCAGACTGCGATAAAGCTTTCATTTTAATTCTAAATTACCCTTTATAAGGATATTTATAAAAAAAAGGACTCCCTTAGGAGTCCTCTTGATCTAAATTTTCAAATGCTTTATACCCATCATAATCACCAAATAGAAAAGCATCAGATTTTGCTGCTTCTCTATACATCTCTAATGCATCTTCAGTTTTTACACAGTTGCACTTACAATTTCCTTT